CTATTAACATCGTTGCCTAGATATATCCAATCAATAATTGTTCCTTTTATAGTATAATCATTAATAGGTATTGGCGGCGCGACATTGTCTGTAAATTCTTTCAACACAACTTTAGCACCAACTTTCCAAGTGTTTAAATCAAAATTAGCGTTTCCAGATAAATCACTTTTTATTTGCGCTCTAAATATATTACTTCCCTCTTCTGTAGTAATAGAAGAAAAATCATATGGATAATCAGCGTTAGGAGGTGGGCCAGGCGAACCTCTTTGGTCCCAAAAATCTGAATCTTCAACATTATAAGAGTCTGAAATAGTTATTATACCAGAATAATTCTTATCAGGATCTCTATTTGACTTTAAATCTATAGATAAAGCATTTTTAGGCCCTTTTCTAATAACAGTAACATGCTCTTCTTTAACTGGTGTTGAGTTACCAGTAGAGCTATTTATACTTATGGTATGAGTATCTCCGTGTGTGTCGGTACCACTTATGCTACGTGGTATATTTATTTTTTTTGGTTCAGAATAATTATCAGTCCAAAACAACATATCATCAACAATATTTATACCAGTAATCAATCTATCGGGGTGAAATTTTAAAACTCTATCATTCTTAAAGTATAGCGCACCACCACCAAACCCAAGCTGAACTTCATCCGCTAAGTTTATTACGGTCTCTGCATTTTCACCAACAATCTCAAAAGTAAGTGCTTTGTTAGAGTAATCATACGGGACTACTAATGTTGTAAGATCACTACATTTTACCATTTGGTACTCATCATCATTAATACTACTAACAGAAGTAGGGTCTACACATGTGTCTTGAGGCCAAACACCTCCAGCGCCAACACTATTTTTTATCTTTAAGTTAAAATCGGTTTCATCTCCATTTTCATCAAAAAGCGCGCTGTAAATATCTACTAGTAACTCTGAGGAGTTTGGAGACACAGTGATAACACTTGTTGGTGGGAGCGATACTTGATCAATACTAGTAATAGTCGCGTTTATTAATTGACCTTGGTAACTTGAAGCCACACCTAAGTTGTCTAAACTGTTTATTGGGTAAATATTTTCTTGAGCAATCTCTGGGTTCCAAACATCTAAATAGTCATCTAAAGTAAGTTTTATAACAAATTGACTAAGTTGACTATTACTGTAGGTAACGCTAGTATTTACCGCTGAAACAATAGTAAAAACTTGCTCGTTATCAGTTCCAGGTAATAAAGTAAAAGTGTCACCTATTATATTATTAATATCTTCTCCACTATAAAATTGATCAACTATATATACATAGTTGTAATAATTCATGTTTTGAAAAGGTGTAGGAGTCCCAGGAGGCGCGTTAGGATCAGCCAAAGCCGCATTATTTAAAACCACCATGGCATTATGCATAGTAGTCGTTGCAACAGGAGTTGTATCTTGAGCTGACTCGTACTGCAATCCTTGTATTTCCATATTACCAACATGGACTATAGGAACATCTGTAAAAAGTTCAGCCGCATTATTTTGCCCCCAGTTGGTATAACCGCTAACGGTCATTCCAGGTGTAATATTGGCGTACCAATCTTCATTATCTAATGTTATAGTATTTGTAGGAGCATTGCTATTACTTTCATTATAAACTACAAAACTATATTTATCCACAAAAACGGGTTCACAGCCAGAAATAGAAGAGTGATTGGTCCGCATTATGATATCTTTAAAAGAAATATTATCTCCAGGGCTTAAGGGTAGATAGTCGTTTATGTTAGAAAAACCAGCAACTAACCAATATAAAGTATCATTTTTTTCATCAGAAATAGATCCTATAGCAGTAGAGTATTCTGGTATTGGGTTTGGACTAACCGCATTGTTATACGTACAACCAGGAAAATTACCCAATATATTTTGAACAGTTCCAACGTCAGAACTATCTGAAGTTGATACTTGTATATTCATTGCATCTCTATATTCGCCTGGTGGAACAAGTCTTTCATCAAGATCTTTGTTCATTTTACCCTTGGTAAAATTACGCTTCATCTCTGGCATATACTAGTGTTTTATTTGTTTTGATTTACCTCTTAAAATTTGAGTTAATTCCTCTAACTTAACGTTAGATAATCTTAATTTTGCAGCTCTAATAGCTGCGAATCTTTCTTTTTTAAATCTTCGGACGATATATTCTTGAACGTTAGCCCTTGTGGATAGAATAGCATATATTATACATTTGTACATGGCTTCTTCAGCAAATTTATGTACTTGCATTTCACCATCTGTACCCAAACTATCGCTTATATAATCTAATATCACAGTTTTTCCTGAAATATTAGAACTAAAATGTATTTTTCCACTAATCTCATCGATATAAAAAGATCCATTAACTTGAGCGTGCTGAGGGTCTAGTCCATATCTTTGACCTTCATTTGGCCAATATGTATCGTTTTGATAATCTTGATAATCGTGTGTATTGTTTTCAGAGGGAGTATGTGATTTATAATTAGACCAAGTGTCTGTATCAGCATTTGGATCGATAAAAATAACCTCTCCAATTTCTAAAGGATAACTAGGTGATGCCGTTGTGGGTTGTTGACTTGTGGTTATTATACTACCGCTAACATCAACCACGGTGGTACCATCAGGAAAGTCAGGACTGTTTACCACCATACCAACTTCAACACTTGTTAACTCTGAAGCAGTACCAGTTATTTGATTTGATATATAATGGTATGCTAAATTTTCAACTATATGAGCTGATTTTTGTGGTAAAATTAAAGATCCGTCTGGATTAGTAAAAGTTAAAGTTGCAGCAGGATTAGATTCTAAAGGAGAAGCATCGGCGCCAAACTCATCTTGTAAAGATATTGTTGTTATACCGTTATTGTTAGATATATCACTTACTATAGTTGGGGAGGTGTAAATAGTAGGGTATTCGACGTGCATACCGATTAAAATATCTTTATATTCACCATCTAATACTACGTCGGGAGAATTCAAAACTAAAGCTCCAACTGCTTGTAATTTAAAATTACCATCGGAATCTTGAAGGGGATTACTAAATGGATTAGATGTTTTAGATGTTGGATATAGTACGTGTTTTATACCAGCTGAATCTACATAGCTAACTTTAGTGTAGTTAACATAATCTTGTGGCAATGTCATTTGCAATGTTGCTGGTACTGTTATTTCTTGGGCCTTAATAGATTTTAATGTATCAAAAGATAATTCAGCTAAAGCTCTTTGGGCGTGAAAAGCAACATCTACCCTTTTAACTTTAGATATTGTTTTGTCTTCACCAACATAAGCAACCATAAATTGATTTATTATATTTTTTAAAGAAGTAAATTGATAATTACCGTGATTATTATTATTGTAATAATCTTGTGGATTTTGATTTATTAATCCCATTTATTATTGTTTTTCTTGTTGAATTTGCAAAGACTCTAATGCTTGCCCACCTCTAGCAATATCATCTCTTCTCATTGATAAACCAGCAGATTTTAATATTTTGTAAGTTAATTCAGTTTCTTCCGATGGATGCAACTCAAAATCAATTTTGTTTGCAGGATTCCACATGGCCTTACCAGCGACTACAACATAACTCCAATTAGGTTTTAAAGGTTTTCTAATATAAGTATAAGTACCTGTCCAACCCCATGCGTTTCCATCAGGTAAACTTATAGGATAATGCTGTATTGTATTTTTTCCAGTTCTAACATATACTGGGCGATCCTTAGTAGGTTTCGTTAGAGGCGACATGTTCATTTCTAAAATATCATCTTGCTGCACTTCTTCTACTATCGTCGCACCATTAGCTATTACAGTTCCTAATCTGTATATATTACCTTCACTGAGCACGCCGTTATTTATTGTTCCAGTAGTTTCAAAAAAAGAAATCTTTTCATTTATATTATGTATAATATCACTATATTCTTCGGAGTTATTAGGAACTCTTAAAAATTGATTTAAATCATAAAAGTATTGTTCAAATATTTCTTTTTGCGCGTGATCGGCGAACAAGTTAAATTCTTGAGGTGTTATATAACCTCTTTGTTCTTTATTAGCAAATGCTAAAACTTTTTGATATACCGTATCTATATTAATCATATTTTTTTTTAATTGTTATAAGGAAATAATCTATTTAATGTATCTTGTCTTTTACCACAACCACAATCTTTACCAGTTGCTTTGCTAACTGTATCTACAACTTTTTTTATTCCAGTTGCTTTTGTAATTTTAGCTACTGTGTCACCTAGTCCTTTTGATTTTTTATTTTCCATATAATATAATTTGTAGTTTGCAATCGCCCCGTAGAGCGACTGCATCTACAGTTAGATTAATTGTTTAATCTTTTTTCAATACTTGAGTATACTTCCATACCTTCGTCAGTTTTAAACCAAGCGGCTAAAGCTGAATATGGATGCTCATCAAAAGGAACATTTAACAGTTTTCTATTGTTAGAACCCCACGAAATAGTTCTTTGATCTGATGACAATACTAATATCTTTTCTTCAACAGCTTTAATGCCAAAATTTCTAAGGGCAATATTTTCATCGTTTACTAAATCTAAGAATAAACTAGGGTTTTTCTTAGCAAATATAAGTAAATCTCTTTTAAGTTCTTTAGAACTCATTTGTGATACCTTAGAACCAACTTCAGTACGCATAACCGCTTCAGCCATACCAATATCTAAATTTCTAGCCGCAACTAAAGCATCTACTTCTAAATTTATATTTTCTAATTGATCTTCTGCAATTGCCTGTGGTTTATGTTCGTAATAAACTGTGTCCTTGTGTGGATGATATAAACTTAATAGTTTTTGCAAAACTGTTTTTTCTCTTCCCACGTAAAGAGAGCCATCTCTAAATATAATATGCTCTAATCTTTGATCTCCTATCATTTCATCAACAAAAGGTGTTCTTTGATTTGAGCAATACTTTAACTCTCTTTCATAACCTTTTTCTTCGTCAAAATAATATATATTTGATGATCTTATAGATCTACTAACAGGTTTTTTATTTCCTCTTAAATAGTATATTCTATTTTTTATTTCCCAAGTGTCTTTTTTTGGTAATGGTTTTTCAACTTTTGGTGTTTCCGTTACCACTTTTTCTACGTGCTCATCTCCAGGATCTGCCTGTGGTGAGACTTTTTTTTGTTTTTTTGCCATAATATAATATATAATAAAATTAATAAAAAGAAAGGGTCGAGGCCGAAGCCTCGATCCTTAATATAATAAATGCTTACTTCATTAACATGAAATTGTTAGCACCTTGTACAACTAAACATCTTTCAGAAAGCATGTGGATTTGCATTGCGTCAAGCGCGGATGTAGCAGCGCCAACAGAACCTGTAACCCAAGTTTTCATTCTTCTGTCATCAGTTTGTGAAGCTCTATAACGAACATGTAAGAAAGGACGTTTCATATTCTTTCCTAATTGTTGATCATAAACTGTTGAAGTACCAGCTGGTATAATAACACCTCTGATAGCGCTAGCGCCAGCAACAGCATTAATACCACCTCTAGTAGCAAAGTCATTTAAGTATCTAAAGTCAGACTTGTAGAAGTCGTAAGAACCTCTTCGGAATCCTGAGAATCCTAAGTTAAGCGCCATATCTTCAGAATTATCAAATACTCCGTAAGAAGTACCACCAGCTCCGTAAGAATTCATTGAAGCTAGCATGTCATCCATAGCTAACGAAGTAGCTCTGTTTACAAACATCATGTTTTCTTCAATAGCACCTTGCTTATCAAACTCTGCTAAAATAGCATCAAACTCAGCTAAATCAGTAGCAGCGTTAACACCAGTAACACCAGAAGTTAAGTTACCTCTATCTTCGATAGCTGCAAATAAACCTTCAGTACCAACAGCATCACCATTAGTTCCGCCAACCATTAAGTCAACATCAGTAGTTCCAGAACCTTTAACACCTTCAATCATTGACATTTCTAAATAATCAGTAAATCTAGCTCGTGTATCAGCTTCAGCTTTTAAATACCATAAGTATCCAGAAGCGCCTGATTCACTAGTAATTTCTACCCAACCAATTCTAGATGCATCAGAACCTGATACTTCGTAATAATCTTTTAAGATAATCGGCTTATTAGTAAATGTTTTGAATTTAGGCTCATTAGCGCCTCTTGCGTCAGTAGCTGTTCCATAAGAACCATCGTTAGCAAAACCATCACCGGTCATATAAGATCTACCTTTTCCAAACTCAGAACCATAAACTAATATAGTACAATTATCAGTACCATCAGCTATACCAGTAGCCGCATCAGCATCTTCATAGTTAGCTACCTCAATGTTTGTACCACTGACTTGTGTTACGAGACCTTTAAATGTAGCACCAGTACCGCCAGCTACAATTACAGTATCGTTTACACGAACACCATGGTTAGAACCTGGATCTTGACCGTCCATGTCAGTTAATATTTCGATTTCACATCCTGGATTATCACCACCTATACCTTGATCAGCATCGATCATAGAGCATTTATAAGATAAGTGTAATCTACCTTGTTCAGACCATACAACTTGATCAGCTGTCATAGCCTCTTCAGCTCCTACTTGTGAAAGAAATCCTGAAATTGTTCTGTTTCCAAAAACTTCAGCTTCTTTCTCCATAAGATCTGGTACATATTGTTGTGCCCAACCTAGGGTATCTGCTGATCCCGTAGCTAGGTCTAGATAATTTGAATTTAATGTTTGCTTTTGTGGAGCAGCTACACTATTCAAATTACTTCCTGCAGTAATTGCCATAATTTATTTATTTTTAAATTGTTATTTATTTTTATTTTTAATTTTAAACTTAAAATCAGAAGAACTATCACCCAGTACTTTTACTTTTATTCCACCAGCTTCTACCGTGCCATGGGCCTGTCTTGGGTCCATGCTAACGTTTTTAGCTTTAGCAACGCTATTTTTCATAGCATCAGCTTTTCCTTGTTCGTAAAAGTGTTTTGCAATAGCGTCTGCGTTCATTGCTGTATATAGAGATTTATGATAACCCTTAGCGTCTGTTAAAGCAGAGTTCTTGTCCAAAAACTTTTTGGTGAAATTGCTTATATCGCTCTGAGTATTTTTAACCTCTTCAGCGTTGTTTACTTTAAATCTATATTTTTTATCGCCAACATTATATTCAAAACCTTTGAATTTGTCGTTAAAAACTTCATTAGTTTTTTGTGTAAAAATATCAGAATTTTTTTTAACTGTTTTTTGAGTTGCTTCTGACTCTTTGTTATATCTATTGAAGAAATCTACAGCTTTTTGTTGCTCAGTTGTGAGTTTTGATCCAGCTTTAATATCTTCATAGTATTTAGACTTTTGCCCGTCTAAGTGGGCTCTAGCGCTGGCAACTTGCTCTTTTAGCGCTAATTTTTTTCTTCGTATGTCTCTTTCTTCATCAACTTCTTCATCATAAGAGAACGAATCTTCCATAAGGAAATTAATTTCTTCATTATTTAAATGAGGTTTTGTTTGCTTGTAATATTCATATAATAGATTTTGATCATCTAACTTTGAGTAATCTTGATTAAGCTTTACGTAGTCATTTAAATCCCCTCCAGTTTCTTCCATAAAATTCATTAACTTTTGGATATTTTCTGGTAATGGTTTGCCGGTAGCTTCAGATTCAGCTATAGCTTCATTTACTTGCTCCTGAGTTGCCTCTACTTCAACTTCAACTTCTTCAGCTTCTTCAGTTATTTCTTCTAATACTGTTTCTTCTTGTGTTTCTGCTTGCGGCTGTACTTCTTCTTGTTTTTGTGTGGCGTCGGCATTTTCAGACTCTGCAGCCACTCCGCTGTCGTCAGCGTTATCTTCTTTAGTTTCATTTTCTTTTTGGTTTATTGGTTTATCTAAATTTACTTTAGTAACATTGTCATCTTCTTTTGTTTCGTTGTCAATAGTTACTTTTGTAACGTTATCCTGTGTAGTTTCTTCAACTACATTTTCATCTTTTTCTTCCATAATATAATATAATAATAATTAATAAATTTATCTAGGTTCAAACGCACCTAAATCAAATCCTCCACCTAGTATATCATTACCTGCAGATTCAAAGTTTTTAGGTGGTTTACCTGTTTTTCTTTGTTCAATCATTTCTGATTGTTGTGTAGCTTGTATTTTTGTTCTTTCGTCTTTTCTATCTTCTTTTTGTTTTTCTCTATCTTTAATGCCATCTACTTCAACGCCTTTTAACTGCATGTTATACTGAAACTCTAATTGCATTAATTCCTTTTTATGCATAACTTCTTGCTGCATTTTTTGAGATTCTAACTGCGACTTCGCTTGTTCTAATTGTAATTTGCTTTGTGTTAACGCTTGGTCTTTCTGCATTTCTACTTGAGCGGAAGCTTGAGCAGCTTGAGTATTAGCTTGAGATTGAGCTTGTATATTTTCTAATTGAGCCTGCCTATCTTTGTCTTGTTTTTTAATCCTTCTTATTTTTAATAATTGATTTGCAAGTTTAATATTTTTTATTTCTCTAATATCTATAGCATCTTCAAGTTCAATACTTTTTTGTTGTAATGCCATCTGTATGTTATTTTCTAATAACATTTTTTCTTCTTCATCTGGTGATAAATTTAAAAATATACCAAAATCATATAAATGTAATTTAGAAATTTCTTCTAGTGTTGCTACATTATGAGCGCCTATAGCACTCACAAAAGCGTCTTTAGTTGGAGAATATTCTATAATATCTGATATTCTAAGAGATAAACACTCAGCTGTTTCAGCCGTAAGATATAATCCAGCTTGCAATATATGTCTAGTCGCAGTATTAGAATTAGCAGCAGCTAACTTTTGTACACCTACTAAAGCATTTTTATCTGGCATACTACCGTCTCTAGCTTCGTTAAGCCCGGTTACATCTCTTATCATTTGTAAGTAATAATTGTAATTACCAATAAGAGCTTGCATTTTATTACCACCAGATCCAGATGTAATTTCTTGAATAGGTACTTTACCCGGATTCATATCACCATCTTGAGTAAATGATCTACCAATAACACTACCGGTTTGGAAGAACATGTTCAAAGCTTCCTGTGGATTATAATTTGTACCGTTACCTAAATCAACCTCAGCTAAACCATCTGCATCCAAATAAACACCATCTGGTACCATTCTAGCCATTACTTGCTGTAGCTTTAAATGCGTAAGTTGAATCATATCTGCAAAACCAGTTATACGTCTTACCAATGAATCAATTTTACCATTGTACATTCTAGGCGCAACAATAGCATAATTCATTTTTATTTTAGTAAAATCACTTTTTGGCCTCATCATATTTTTAGCCATTTCCCACTTAAGTAATTTATTAGTGCCTAGTATTAAAGCTCCTTCATAAAGAGTTTCTATAGATCTTAATAGTCGTGAGTAACCACCTTCTTTGTTTTCTGGTGGATTAAAGTTATCATCTTTAGGTATAATTTTATCAGCGCCAGTACCAGTTTCTTTCATTTTATACACCTCATTCATATACGTTTTATAGTTAAAATATAAAACTTGAATAGTGTTGTTGTCTTCTTTATCTGCGGAATATCTAGTGTTGTAATTGTTTCTATTATAAGATTTGTTTTTCATTATTTCCTCAAGTTCACTTTCTGTTAAGTGAGGAAATTGCTTAGCTAACTCGTTTACTGGTATAGATTTTACTTCGCCAACATAATATATATCATCAAAATATGGCGAGTCAGTATATGAATAAACTAAATTAGCTGGATCTACATAATCAATAACAACGCCTTCTGAAGTATTATAACTAGTTTTAACAGCACCAATACCTAAAACTGTTAAATCATAATAAAATTGTTTTTTAATAAGTTCATATTTATTTCCTTCAAACAACACATTTAAAGCTTGTTCTTCTGCCAATTCAACAGCTTGCTTATATGTTAGTTGCATATGTAATTGTAACTCTTCAGTGGTTTCTGGCAATTCTTTTAAATCACTATCTTTAGTATTTACTCCAAAATTTTCAGCAGCAAAATTATCAAACTCTCTAAACTCCATGTCATCTAAAATATCTTGCATATATTTAGTTCTTTCTTCAGTACCGTAAGGATCTTGAGAAAAAGCTTTTATATCATAAGTTCTTTCAGAAATTCCATTAACAACAATATCAACAAATTTAGATATGATAGGAACAGGCTTCCAATCTAAATTAAGATAGGACAAATCACCATTTATAGATAACTCATCCTTATATTTTTGTATAGACTGCTCGCCTCTAGCGTATAATCTTAGTTTGTGAAACTCATTACGACTAGACAAGTATCTATTCATACTTGTGTCTTCATTAAACCATTCTGTTTCTATCGCTTTAGCTACTTTTAAACCGTAATCATAGCTAATTTTTTCAGCATCACTTACGGTTTGACTAGGAAAATAACTTTTTATGCCAGACTCTGCCATATATTTATTTTATTATTTGTGAATTAAATCCAGTATTACTATACTTAGAAATATTTATGTTCAGTTTTTGTTTTTCTATTTTTACATTTGGAGCGTACAAATGCCTGTTGTTAGCCATTATAGCTAAACCAGAGCTTATTGATGCATCAAACTTTGTTCTTTTATTTATATCAAACTTACTCCAATCATTTAGTAACTCGTTAAAATATAAATCTCCAAATGTTCCATCTTGTTTCATGCCTACGTGATCTTGTATATACATTTCAATAGCAGCAGCGTGGGCTTGTTTTATATCTTCTGAAGAGTTTGGTATTCCACCTACTTCTTTTTCCGCTACAGATAACTTATTCCATATCTTGTCAGGTCTGTTCATACTAAAACCCCTATACCCTCTTCTTCTTAAATAGTACAACAACCTAGGTTTATTGTTTTCTGCAAGTATTGGCATACCATAGAATATTAATGCCATTAAAACATCTTCAAAGAATATTTCAGCCGTAGGTGGTCTTGATAAGTATTCTAAAAAGAAGCTGTTCGCAGGAGCGTCCTC